GAATCAGCATCTCGCAATCGAAAGTTAGGTTTAGATGGCCAACGTAAAGATTTCTGCCCTGCCTGCCGCCACTAGTGTGGCTGCGGCTGACGTGCTGCCCATTGTTCAGTCTGCCACCACGAAGAAGGCGACGTTTACTGACGTCGCTGGTGCCGTTGGTGGTGTGCGCGTGTATGCGTCTGCTGCGGCACGGAACTCGGCTATTGCTAGTCCGACTGAGGGTATGTGTGTTTACTTGACGGATGAGGACACGCTTCAGATTTATACTGGTTCTGCGTGGGTTGCTATTGGTGCAACCAAAACTGTTTCTAATGTTTCAGATGGTTTGGTTTTTGTTAAATCTCAAACAATAGGTTCCACAGTAACATCTGTTCAGGTCACTAGTGCATTTTCTTCTACTTACGATAACTACAAGATTATTATTTCGGGCGGTGCAAGTTCAACCTCGACTGGCTACTTGACGCTGCAACTTGGGTCCACAACTGCAAATTATAGATTTGACTTTATTTCAGCAAACCTTGCTAGTGCAACACCAACAAGTGCTGGTTCTGTTGGTGCAACAAACTTTCCGTATGTTGGAATTAAATCAACTGGCCTGTATGCCGCAATAGAAATTGGTAACCCATTTCTGGCAATGCACACAATGATTTCATGTCCCGCAGGACAAACGGGCAATAACCTTGGTTGGTTGACCGGAGTCCAGGTTGATTCAACATCATTTACAGACTTCACAATTGGTGCAAGTTCTGGAACAATTACTGGTGGAACAATTTCCGTTTATGGATACAGAAAGTAATTTATGTCTTTGCCAAATATTCAGATTGATAACGAAGTTCGTGGAATGACAGAAGAAGAATATTCTGCTCTTCTTGAGTCTGGTTGGACACCCGAGGCCAACACCGAGGAATAAATGGAACTGACAGACCTTCTCAACGAGAAGGAATGGCGACTGTGCAAAGGCCCAGAAAACGCCATAACACAGGAACTGGTCGATGCATTTAATTATTTCTGCACTAATTACTGGTATATTAAGCACCCTGAAAAAGGACGCATCAAATTTGAGATGCGAGAGGCGCAACTATCTACGGTAGAATCGTGGATTGAAAACCGCTACACCATTGTTCTGAAGGCGCGCCAGATTGGATTCTCCACTCTGGCCGCAGCCTTCGTCTTCTGGGAAACATTCTTCTGGAAAGACCGCTTCATCATCATGCTCAGCCGCACCGAGCGCGAGGCAATGAAACTGTTGATGAAGTCCAAGTACGGGTTCAAGTTCCTGCCCAAATGGATGATTCTCAGAGGCCCATCCATTATCGACAACAACCAACTTAAGATGTCGTTCTCTAATGAGTCGGCTATCGAGTCGCTACCTAGCGGTAACGACCCTGCTCGTGGTGAGTCTGTTTATCGTGTGGTGATTGACGAAATGGCGTTCTTGCCGAACTCTGAGGAGGCATGGGCGTCTATTGAGCCGATTGCAGACGTTGGTGGACGTGTCATCTGTCTCAGTACCGCTAATGGTGAGGGAAATATTTTTCATGAACTGTGGGTTGGTTCCCAAACTGGGACCAACCTGTTCAAGGGAATTTTCTTCCCGTGGTCTGCTGGTGACCGTGACGATGACTGGTATGAGGCCAAGCGTCGCCAGTTGCCTGACTGGCAGTTGGCGCAGGAATATCCGTCTGACCCTGATGAGGCGTTTATTAGGTCAGGTCGTCCGGTATTTGATATTGAGGCGCTTAGGGCTTATGAAACTAGTGAGCCGAAGCGAGGGTATCTTCACAGGCTGGGGCCGAAGAATCTCGAGTTTCGTCGGGATGGCGGTGAGTTGTCGGTTTGGGAGTTTCCAGACCTGTCGGCTGTGTACTGCATTGGGGCGGACGTCGCTGAAGGTTTGGGTCATGGTGACTATAGTTCTGCTCATGTAATTAATGCATATACGCACGAAGTGGTCGCCCACTGGCACGGGTACATTGACCCAGACTTGTTTGGGGAGGCTGTTCTGGCAAATCTGGGCTGGTGGTACAACACAGCCCTAATGGGTGTGGAATCCAACAACCACGGTTTGACAACCCTGAAAGCGTTGCAACGTTCGGGGTATAAGAACATTTACCGTCAACGTAGGCTTGCTCAGAGGTCGCCTGAGCCTACCGAGATTTTGGGTTGGCGTACGACCGCAGCGTCGAAGCCTCTGGCTATTGACGAACTACAAGCCGCTATACGAGACAACGACGTCGGTATCTTTTGTGATAGAACTATTGCTGAATTGCGGACATTTGTGCGCCAGTCGAATGGCAAGACTCACGGGTCGCCTCACGACGACCGCGTAATGTCGCTGGCTATTGCAAACCAGATGCTGAAGTATGTTTGGTTGCCGGAGTATCAGGTGGCTGGGGAAGCCCCCAAGGGTTCTTTGGCTTGGTGGGAAGGCCACATCGCTACCTTTAGGCCCGACAAGTTTGTTTTGGGGTCATTTGGGGTTCGTAACCGCGACTAGGTGACAGACTTAGGGAATATTAATGAACCTTTTTACCTGCACCACATGCGGCTCACAGTTTGAGCACGAAGAACTGCCCCGACGCGGGGCAATTTGTTTCAAATGCCACATTAAGGGCATTCGTATCGGCTTTACCTACGGTAAGGCCGATTTCCATGGGCCTACGGTTCGGGAACGCCAGTTGAAGCAAGAGGCCGATGCCGTCGCTGGCGGCATTAAGGCTGAGCCTGTTGGAAGCCGGTGGGTGTGACGTGAATTGGTGGGTACCGCTGCTGGTTGCAGTCATCACAGGTCCTGTTGTGGTGCTGTTGCAGATGCTGAGGAATGAGAATACGAATCAGCATGCGGAATCTAGAGAGTTGCTGCATCACATGATTATCAAGGTTGATGATATTCATGATGATGTGAATGAATTGAAGGAAGATTTCAAACAACACATTAAGGATGGTCATGGTAATCAAGTTGGATGATAAGACGAAAGCGCTGGTTGCTAGTTATGTTCGCTCGGCGGTTGGTGCTGGACTTGCTGTTTATGCTAGTGGTGTGCGTGATGTACGCGGCATTCTTAGTGCTGCTGGGGCTGCTGTGGTTCCACCACTTCTGCGTTGGGTTAACAAGGCTGACACGGCGTTTGGGCGGGGCAGCAAGTAAATATGGCACGTTTGTCTAATAAGGACCTGCTGGGTCGATATCGTTCTAAACTGGCGCAATCTAAGCGTTGGCGCAAGAACGAAGAATACGATGATACTTGGCGTCGCATGATTGACATGTATCGTGGCAGGCACTACGACAATCTGAGCGACGAAGACCGCACTTTGGTCAATATGGCGTTCTCAACTATCAACGTTATTGGTCCTAGTGTGTCGGTGAACTACCCGAAGATTACGGTGAATGCACGTCGCCCTGAAGATGGCGACCGTGCGACCGTAACTGAGGCGATTGTGAATTATTGGTGGCGGCACTACGGGTGCCAGCCACAGTTCCGCAAAGCGGTCAAAGACAAACTGATTATTGGTCACGGCTGGGTTAAGACCGGTTACCGTTTCGTTGAGGAAGAAAAGGTCGCTGAACGCGACCCGAATGTTGAACACAATGACGTGTTGGACATTGAGGGCGAAACAAACGTTGAAACCGAAATGGTTATCGTGGAAGACCGTCCATTTGTGGAGCGTATTTCTCCGTTCGACGTTTACGTTGACCCCGATGGCACATCCATGGATGACATCAAGTGGATTGCGCAACGAGTCAAGCGTCCTCTGGCGGACGTCCGTAACGACAAGCGTTACAACAGCAATGCACGAGCCGAGGTTCAGCCAACCCAGTACTCCAAGTACGGTTTGGATGGCCAGCAACCAAAGCAGTCCTACACGAAAGAAGATTCTTTTGTGGAAGTTTGGGAGTTCTACGATATCCCCAAGGGGACAATGTGCATCTTTGCTGAAGGCTCAGACAAGTTCCTAGTGCAGCCGACCAAGATTCCTTTTGCTTTTGGCCACCCGTTTGTGATGTTGAGAAACTATGAGGTTCCTGAGCATTTCTATCCGCTGGGTGAACTGGAAGCCATCGAAGGTCTCCAGCATGAACTAAACGAGACACGTACCCAGATGATGAACCACCGCAAGCGGTTCTCACGCAAATGGCTGTACAAGGAATCAGCGTTCGACCCTGATGGTCGAGCGATGCTGGAATCTGACGAAGATAACGTCTTGGTCCCTGTTGTGGGCGATGAGCCACTTGGCGGCGTCATCACCCCAATGCCTGCAGTTATCAACCCACCGGAGTTCTACAACCAGTCCAGCCTGATTGCGGGAGACATGGACCGTGTGTCTGGTGTGTCGGATTACATGCGTGGGGCGATGCCCGAGATTCGGCGTACCGCAACGGAGGCTGCGATTGCGCAGGACGCCAGTAATGCGCGTGCAGCCGACAAGTTGGCAGTTATCGAATTGGAGATTGCTGCTTGCGCTGGTCGTCTGGTCGCTTTGGCCCAGCAGTATATGACTGGTCAGCAGGTTGCCCGTGTGGTTGGTTCTAATGCGATTCCGTTGTGGGTTCAGTTTGACCGTGACTATATTGCTGGCGAGTTCGATTTTGAAGTTGAAGCAGGTTCTACCCAGCCTGTGAACGAATCGTTCCGCCGTCAAATGGCGTTGCAGATGGTTGACGCTATGGCTCCCTTCGCGCAGGCTGGGGTTATCGACATGGGCGCTTTGGCGCGGCATGTGTTGCAGTTCGGGTTTGGGGTCAAAACGCCTGAGGCGTTCTTGGCTGCTCCTGTACCGCAGCAGGCACCTCAGGGCCAGCCGATGCCTGAACAGATGGGTGGTGGCATGCCGCCGCAGGGCGGTTTGCCGCCTGAATTGATGCAGGCTTTGGGTGCTGGTGGGGAAATGATGCCGCCAGAACAGCCTGTCTAGGTTACAAAATAGTTCTATCTATAGGAACAACCAACCAAAAGGATTCCGGTGGAAGACACAATTGAATACGCTGCCCAAGAAGTAGACCCCACTATTGATGGTGGACAAGTTGAAGATGTTGGGGGTGAAACAGCCGAACAGGCGGAAGTAGATTACTTCGATTGGAACGAGTACGCAGACAAGCGTGTCAAACTACCCGTTGCAGGAGAAGAAGTCGAAGTTCCTCTTAGCGAGGCTTTGGCTGGGTACCAGCGTCAAGCGGATTATACCCGTAAGACTCAGGAACTTAGTCAGCAGAGACAGGAAGTCCAGTTTGCTGCAGCAATCCAACAGGCGTTGGACAATGACCCGCAGGGAACTATCAAACTTCTGCAAGAGCATTACGGTATCAACAATGGTGCTGAGTCTTTTGAAGACGACCCGTTTGCTGACCCGACCGAGAAACAGATTCGGTTGTTGGAGACGCGAATTAAGTCGTTTGAGGAAGCGCAGGCGCTTCAACAGTTGGAACGTAATCTTGGTTTTCTGCAAGAGAAGTATGGTGAGGATTTCGACCCGAACGAAGTGGTTGCACAGGCTTTGGCTGTCGGAAGTAATGACCTAGAAGGTGTTTACAAGCAGATTGCGTTTGACCGTATGATGAGCAAGAATTTGGCCAGCCAACAGGTTGCACAAAAGAGGGCCGCAGACGAGCAGCGTATTGTCGAGCAGAAGCGCCAGACGGGGATTGTTTCCGGGGCTACTAGTGCGGCTAGTGCGGGAGTGTCGGATGCGCCTGTTTCTTCACTCAGGGATGCTTTCGATTTGGCTAAGCGCCAACTCGGAATCTCCTAACATTACAACAACTACATCTAGTCCTTAGGAGGATTCAATGCCTGGTAACGCTAACTTTGATGCGCTGCTTTCTACTACCCTTGCAAACTACCGTGCACAGTTGACCGACAACGTGTTTACCGCACGTCCGCTTACGTACATGCTCATGGAAAAGGGCCGTATCCGTATGCTTAATGGCGGTACGAAGATTGTTGAGCCGCTGATTTATGGTCAGAACTCGACTGTCGCCTCGTACTCGGGTTACGACACGATTTCGCTGACCGCACAGGACGGCATTTCGGCCGCCGAGTACGATTGGAAGCAGTACGCTGCGTCCATCGCCATCTCCGGTATCGAAGAGGCGAAGAACAACGGTGAGCAGGAAATCATCAACCTGCTTGAAGCCAAGATTATGCAGGCTGAAGAGTCGATGCGTGAAGGTTTCAACCAGATGTTCTTCGGTGACGGCACTGGCAACTCCAGCAAGAACTGGAACGGCCTCGGCAACATCGTTGAGTCGGGTAACACCGTTGGTGGAATCAACTCGGCTGCGGGTCAGGGTAACGACTGGTGGCGTTCGTATGAAGAGAACACCGCTGGCGCGCTTACGCTCGCCCAGATGGCTACGGCATACAACAGCACCTCGGTTGGTAACGACCACATCGACACGGTTCTGACCACTCAGACCCTGTTTGAGAAGTATGAGGCGCTGCTCCAGCCGCAACTGCGTTACACCGACACTAAGACTGCAGATGCTGGTTTCCAGAACCTGCTGTTCAAGTCGGCTCCTGTGATGTACGATGTCCACTGTACTGCTGGTGTGATGTACTTCTTGAACACGAAGTACCTGACGCTGGTTGGTCACTCGGGCAAGTGGTTCACGCAGACCGAGTTTGTCCGTCCCGAGAACCTTGATGCGCGTTATGCGCTCATCATGTGCTACGGTAACCTGACCTGCCGCAACCGTGCGAAGCAGGGCAAGTTGACGGCCAAGACCGCTTAATAGGACCTAAATCTGTCCGAACGGCGATGAAGTCGGGGGTGGGGATAAAAGCCCCACCCCCTTCTTGTTTATCTGGTTTGGTTACAAACGGTACTTATAGTGATGACTACAAGCAAAACCTCTAAACCAGCCCACGCCATGTACGGGGCACCT